GTTGTATATCCAAATCCTGGATTAGTAATTGTTAAACCACCTGTGATTGATCCACCAGATCCATTACTATATGCAGAAACAGTAGGAGTGGCAACTGTAGCACCGCCAGGCTGTCGGAAAGTGATTCTAGGTGTAAATGTATATCCAGAACCTGATCCTTGTAATTCTACAGCAGTAACTTGTCCGTTTGTTACTGTCGCAGTCATTGTTGCTTGTGTAGATCCAGTCTTAGTAGGAGATTGTATCTGAACAACAGGAGGGTTACTATCACTATAACCTCTACCACCATCTAGTAGAGTTACAGTCTTAATACCATTGACTAACGCAGTTGCAGAACCACCTGACCCTACAGGAGAGTTAATAGAGACTTTAGGTGGATATTCAAATCTATAGTTACTACCATTTAAGTTAGTTGATATACCTGTAAGTGCACCAGTATCATTAATCCTAGCAAAACCTTCCGCACCACTACCAAAAGAGGGTACAGGTGCTTCTATAGAGTATAAAGATAGAAATCTTCCGTTTGTAGGTGGAACCGCAAATATAAAGTCTGCACCATCAACAAAGTAATCTACTTTAGGTATTAGTAACTTCTTATCATATACAGCAATCACATACTCATCTACAATGGGTTCATATGCTGTACCATTGCGTGTCATTCTAAATTGTTTCTTTTGCTCACCAAAAGAGTTTGATATATTATCGAGTGCAACAATAGGATTCTCTACAAAACCATCTAGGTATGTAATATAAGTGTTTATAGCGTCATCAGAGGGAATCTTTGTACGAGGTGCTGAATTGTATGTTATCTGTGTTCCAGACACGCTGTAGTCCACTCCAGGTGTCAATACCTCGCCATATACAGATACAATCAAATGCTGTGCTGTAGGAGGAGCAATTGGATTGTCTTGAGAGGTAAGATTGAATATCTGAGTAGTTCCATCAAAACTATTGATTGGACTTGCAAGGTTAACAAACTTAAGTTTTACCTGATCGTATGAAATACCTGGTGAGAGTGCTATGTTTGGAGAACTGGTTGTATCCTCATAGTAGATAACCTCGTTACCTATGAGAATAGATCCAGACTTCTCTAAGAACTGGTCAATCGACTCTACAACTATAGTATCACTTGTAGAAGTGATCGCTTCTACTAATTTTGTCTTACCATCTAATATACCAACGTCTAACCTATCAATATCAAGATATCCAAGGAAATTGTTCAGAATATTCTGACCAAGACCTGTCTTCTCTTGAGATTGGTAGTAATACTCAAGAAATCTATTAAAGAGTGGATAATCAGACTCTATAAATTCGGGAGTCTGGGCAATAATTGCCTGTGAGACTTTGTTGATATTTGTCATTAACCTGTTAGGCTACCGCAACTAATGTTGGTGTTTGGTCGAATACTGTCGGACTCAAACTATTTAGTGGGATTGAAGGAGGTGGAGCAGTTCCAATTGGTGATATTGTCACTTCTGGACTTACTAAGTTAATAATTGTACCTGGTGTGGAGGCAGGAATAGTAGAACTATTAGCAGGGATGAACTGAATTGGTAATGATAATGCAGTTGGTAGTGCTGCAGGATCAGATACAGAACCTGCACCAGAGGTAGAATCAGTAATAGTTACACCTGTAGTAGCAATATTTGTACCTGTTCCAATAATAGCAACAGGACCAAAGGCAATTTCTCCAGTGTCATAGTTGACAGTACCTGCAGAGGTATTAGTAAATACCTTTCTTGTACCTGTGTTATAGAATGTTCTGAGGTTTCCATATCCATCATCTTCAAATTGTTGATCAACACCTGGTCTATCTGCAGTACGGAATTGTCCAGAAAGTAAAATAGGTTCTTTTGCACCATCAGTAGCAAGAGATGTTTTACTTGGTGCGGAGTTATACAATGCAGAACCAGTGGATATTGTATATGTGTTAGTCTGATTGCTTACAGGTAAGATGTATCTGAGAAGAGTAACCTGTAGAGATACGTCAGTAATAGCGTTATTGGCAAGTGTAATTGCTTTCTCATAAGCTTGACTTCTAAAGGTTGAGTTGAAATTGTTGATTTCAGTCTGTGTCGCCCATTGACTAATCGCATTTTGTACATTTGTTTTAATAGTTGACGTATCAGAACTACTACCTGTGTCATAAAGCACAAATACTTTAGTATAGATGTATAAGTTCTCAGGGTCAATAATTACAGGATCTATAGATGCCATAGCATACTTTCTTAGATCTGCAGCGATTGATTTTTTAGTTGCGTCATTTAGAGTTGCACCTGTACCAGTTTTTACCGCAACGAAAACTTTACCATATACAGGAGGGTTTAGAGAGTCTCCACCATATGCTACGACTGCTGCAGCATTAGGATATACTTTCTTAGTTAGAACAGCGTAGTCTCCTGCGGTTACAGCACGATATTGTGATGAATAGAATCTTGGTGCATTATATTTGATAGACTCAATAGTCTCTGCAGCACGACCATTCATGGATCTTGCCACTTTTGCAAGTGTCACAGCAGCAGTAGAGTAACTCTGACCTAGAGTATCAGTCATTCTACCGATATATGAGAACCTATCTACATCATTTGCTTCCTCACCAGAGGTAACAAGATACTCAAATAGTACAACTTCTCCGTCTTTTAACGCTCTACCTACAGAATCATCACCAAATTTAACTTCATAACGCATATCTTCACCCTCTGCAAGGAAGTAAACGCGGGAATTTGCGGATAAACCTGTAATTGTATCAACTAAATTGTACAAATCAGAGGTTGTAGATGATTCGTTTGCCTTTACTCTAACGGAAAGTGTATTAATGTCCGCATCTTCTGAGGGAACTTTGTAATTTTGTGTAGCAAACGTGTTAACAACGTACTGAAAATTGACTATAGACCCTTCTCTTAGTACAAGATCACTAAAAACTGCGATACCTGTTGTGGAATTTACCTCAGCAGTAGTATCAGAAGTGACATTCCATACATAATTTCCACCAGATGCCACTGCACCCTTCTTTAATGTAACTGTAGATGGGTAAGATCCACTACTTTGTATAGTTTGTACAGTTAGATTTACAACTGCTTGACTAGATTGTACCGATCTAGGCACATAGTTGAGGAGTTTTGCTATATTGACTACATTATCACGCACTGTGGAAGAGGGTAGGAATGCCTCATTCATTGCCATGTTCGCATTGAACGAACTATAATAGGTATTATATGCCAGAGTATCGATCAGATAACTTAATGCAGCACCTTCAAACTCATAATCCGTAAACTCTTTTCTAGTTCTTAGATAAGATTTGATTGATGCCTTGATGTCATTAAAATCTAATGCTGTTAAATTATTTGGAGTTGACATTATTCAGGTCTCTTTAGTACAAATGCTACTTCTTCGATAAGAGGTTGACCTACTATCGCATAGTTTATAGTAACGTTAAACTGGTTTTGATCATATTGTTCTCTTACAGCTATGTTACGGATAGATATCCTTGGTTCATGCTGTCCAACTGTGTTAAGGATGTCATCACGAATCGCATCTGCTGTAAAAGCATCCATAGGTTCAAACAATAATCTCCTCACACCAGAACCTATCTGGGGTTGAAAGAGTTTCTCACCAGGCTGTGTCATCACAAGATTCTTCAATGACTGCTTTATAGAGTTGTCATTGGTGACTTGGGATACATCTTTTGTAAAGGGATTGGATGCAAAGTCTACCTTAATATCTTTAAAGGCACGACTTAGATTGGTATCCTTTCCTTTTATTGGTTTTAACGCCATTTGCTAAGTGGTTTTACATCCTTTTCTTTTTTCACAGGATACTCACTTATTAAGACTTTGCCACTTTTGACAAACTCTTCGCTTTTATCGACTTTTACGACCATAGTTACCTCGGATCCTAAAAGTATTTATGCTATTTTTTGAATACTTTTAACTTTGTAAGCACATACAATGTCAAAATAGTCCAAAATACTATTTCTAATCCTATATTATTCATTTTTCATTCTCCTAATGTGTGAATAACTGGTTTTTCATGCTTAAGTATTTCGTATAACCTCTTATTTTCTGCTGCAGACACTGGTACAAACTCAGTTTCATGATCGAAACCATCAGTACGACTTGATTGATTAATTACAATAGACCCATCCTTACCAGAAATTGACCTATGGTAGGTTTCTATGGGTATGACCAACGCACCAGAGGAACGATTAAGGTGTACAATATGATATGGATACTTCCATTTGAAATTTACCAACTCAAATTGTCTTTCACCAGACACTACTCTATTATGATCTACCTGGTGATAATGAATATAGAACTGCTTTGCACCCACCAAGTCGTTGGGAGGGGAAATTGCAGGACCAGTGTGAACTACCAAGTCCGAGGCATTTGATTCCTCGACAGAAATATCAAAAAATATTACGTCTTGGGTCTCTCGGAAGACTCTATGCTTCCGAAAGGTTACGTCACTCACTTTCCTTGACCTCTATAAGGTTTTCTTTTCTTGTTTCTAGAGGATGCAGAGTACTTTGTATGTGCTCCGTTTCCTTGTCTTGTCTTTTTAGGTTTGGATTCGATCTCGTTCAAACCCATTTTATACATTGCCATAATTTGTGGTCGCTCGCGGGGTAATCGTGGATAAAAGTGCTATTTTCGGACGA